TACAGGTTCTGGTAGCGGCGGCGCAAGTTTAGCAGTTTCTGACACTGCTCCTGATAGTCCATCACAAGGAGATATATGGTATAATAGTTCGACTGCTAAATTGTATGTATATGTGCAAGATACAGATAGTAGTCAATGGGTACAACCTGCTGCACCTGCTCCTGGTACGCTATTAGGATTAGGAATTGCAGATGGAACAAACGGACAAGTCTTAACTACAAACGGTAATGGCACATTTACATTTCAAGATGCTTCAGGAGGTTTTAGCGGAGCCTATGGTGATTTAACAGGTGCTCCTACTAATGTAAGCGCATTCACTAATGACAGTGGGTATTTAACTTCAGTTCCAGCACAAACTTTTGCAAGTTTAACAGGTACACCAACTACATTATCAGGATACGGCATAAGTGACGGCCAAGCAACTTTGGTTAGTGGAACAAATATTAAAACTATAAATGGAAGTAGTGTACTAGGTTCAGGCGATATATCCGTAGCAGGAAATACTGGAAACATTACATTTAGTTCAAACACAATTGACAGTACAGATAGTACAAGCATTGTGTTTACTCCTGCTGTAGATATGGACAGTGATGTCACAGTTGGTAACGATTTGACAGTATTACAAGATGCAACAGTGGGTGTAAATTTAAATGTAAACAATGATGCAGTAGTAAACAATAATTTAACTGTACAAAACAATTTAATAATAAACGGCGAGTTTACTTCTGAAGGGTCTGGAACTCCTGAAATATTTTCCGATAATGAAATAGAATTGAATGCAGGAACTAGAATTGTTCCGACTACAGGTCCTTTACAAATGTTAAGAGTTACAACAGTAGAACGTAATGCTCTTACAGCAGCAAATGGTGATCTTATATACAATACTACTGACAATAAATTTCAAGGATATGAGAATGGCTCTTGGGTAAACTTGATATAAGGGTTAGACAATGGCTGATGAAAAATATTATCAACTAGGTACACATACCGAAGAACAATGGCAAGAACTGCATGCGGAATTAATTGCAGACGGAAATACATATGAAGCAGTACCTACTCGTACTGTAACAGTTGATGACGACAAGCAACACAGTCCTACTAGAGGATCTTATCTACTAACAGACGAAGAAGCAACAGCACTAAAGTCAGACTCTAGAGTACGATTTATTAATATTGATTATTCAAAATATGAAGAATTTAAGCCACCGCCGGATGAATTACAAGCAGTAAGGCCTGAGCTAGTTAATCGTTACTCTTCCGGCTCTGTAGAAAATCATAGAAACACTTCAACGGTGTTACTTGGCAGTCTCACTCCAAATAGAACAGGATATCAGTTATACAGGCATATGCAGTTTTTAGATCCTTGGGTAGATGGAAGTCTGGCTGAAAATGCTATTGTTAATACAACAATACAGCAATATGCTAATGGAAAGCATGTAGATTTAGTTGTAGCAGATGAAGGAATGTGGTTAGGACATCCTGAGTTTCAAAGTAATTGTGTTGAATTTTTCAGCCAAACAACAGAACTAGAAAAACCTATAGGATATACAGGAGGAAATCTTCTTCCAGGAAATGGTACTTGTGATGTATTAGATCTTGTTCTTGATGCACCTTATTATATTGATCCAGAATGGTTCAACGCTAGTACTGATCCAGAATACAACAATGGCGCAATTATCGATGTAGTCGGCGATGGCAGTGATTTTTTCAAACGTGAAGTTACTGTTAATGGTGTAAGAATTATGGCTGCAGGTGGAGTTGGAGGACAAACAGCAGTACCAGACGCATTTGTTGAAAAAGTAGCACGTATGTTTGAACTGTTTACAGATCCAACAGGCACAGGTATAAACGAAACAGCACAACGAGCATTAATACAAAATTTAAGCGGTGACACAGGAACATATCATGCAGGCAAACCAACAATACAAAGAGTAGCAAGAGGTGCTGGTGCAGACTATAGCACAAACTTTTTAACAGATGCTGGCATTATATTTTGGAACCTAACAGACTTGTTTGACGCTACTGTTCAAAACGATATGGTGTGGTATCTAAACTCAACAGGTGGATCGCCAGGCGATGGCGATCAAGACGCACAAGAAGTTATTGAACACGTATTTCACACAATACATATGCATGGTTTAGATGCACAAACATTAAAGTTGTATCCTTTTTTAAGTTCAGATTGGAACACTGGTCCATTGTATAATGCAATGGTAGAAGCATACGATGGAGGTTTTTGGGATTCATCAGGATATGGCGGAAATGCTTGGAAGACTGATGGAGATGCATTTGAAGTAGCGGCTAAAGAATATTTGTATCTACTAAACTTTTGTATGTTTGATTATTCAAGTCTATGGGAAGGCGGAAGCCTTAGTCCTGAGTGGAGCGATAGTATGCGTACACCAGCAGGCATACAATCTAATAACCCTCTAGGGTATGCACTACACAATTCATATATTGCTCCGGTAATTAGTAAACCGTCACTTGCTACTATTAGAAATATATTCCAAGACGGAGACACAGGTGATCCAACAGTTGCAGGTGCATCAGGATATAATGTCACCGTTACCGATAGGCTTACAACACGTTGGGACGGCACAATAGTTCCTGTAGAAAGTGTAGCACGTGATTGGTGGGGCAATGCTTCACAACGTAGTGCTAAATTTGCCAATGAAGGAACAGTAACAGTAACTTCAAACTACACGAGATCAAACTGCAACGGAGATAATACTGCTAAACCTCCTGGCACAGAAGGAAGACACGGCACGCCATGTGGTGCTTTAGCATTTGGTAGAACACAGGGTTGGGCCTATAATGCAAACAAATGGAATCTTGACCTGTATGGCAGTTTAGGCATAGGTATTGAACAAGGATTTGACTTACAAAAATTATTTCATAGACTAAAACCTATAAATCCTGTTTACCAAACAAAAGATCCAACACTATCTTCAAACAGTTGGGGATATCGTTCAGATAAATCACCTAGCTCATTGAATGCTAATGTTAGCAATGCAACAACCTTGTATTATACTCATCGTGCAACTGCAAATGTATCTTACACAACTGAAACAGGTATTGCTTGGTTAAGCCATATGGGAACACAAGGTGATAGTGGACGTTGGAAAGGCCAAATGAAAACTAATTCATTAACCACTGCACTAGACGAAATGATCGAAGAAGGAGTAATCTTTGTTGGTGCTGCAGGAAACAGCAATCAAAAAGTTGTTAAAGAAGGACACCCTGATTATGACAATTACATTACAACTACTGACGCCGGCAGTTTAGAAGATAGTTCAGTATTTGAATTTGGTGTTGAAGTTTATGGCACAACTAATAGAACAGGATTTCCTCAACAAGGTGGAAGGTATACAAACGCAGATGGAAATACAGATTATAAAACTATTAATATAGGTGCGTTAGATGACAACTATGGCACAGGAAGCACAGAAAGAAAAGTAGGGTATAGTGATAGAGGCAATCAAATAGATGTATTTGCAGCAGCAGATGGAACACTAGCAGCAAACAAAATGTATACTGAACTTTCTGATAGACCTGATACCTATCCAGGATTTACAGAATCAGAAGTTGCTACAGATTGTGCTTTTAGTGGTACTAGTGCTGCATGCCCAGTTGCTGCTGGATTCTTAACAACAGTTTTAGAACACAATAGAGATTGGACATGGAAAGAATTAAAAGAATGGACACTAAACTTAAACACCCAAGATTCAAGTGATTTTTACGTTGGTGTTGAATCTACAACACCTAATGACGCTAATTGGACTGACTATCCAAGTTTAGAAGGTGCATCACCTAGAGTGTTATATCAAGCACCTTGGGATGAAAGATTCAAAACAGGCAAGCGTAGAATCACAAATAAACTAACAATAAAAGGCGCAGCAAACTTCAGATTGAAGAAATAACTAAATACTGTATAAGGAAATATTATGGCAATAAACTTTCCGGCTAGCCCGGCACTAAATGATACATTTACAGAAGGTAGTACTACTTGGCAGTATGACGGTACTTCCTGGAATGTAACCACATCACCGCCTGGAGCAAATATTTTTACAAGATTCAATGCAGATACAGGATTTACTGAAGCCAACATTCCTACAGACAGTCTTACAGTTGCTGGCGGCACTAATGTTACTACTGCAATAGTAGGCGACACACTTACTATTACTAGTACAGGTGGCGGTGGAGATGCCTTTGGTACTATTACTGCTGATGAAGGTTCAACAGTAGCAGCAAGTATTAATGATACTCTTAATATAATCGGTGGCACAAATATATCAACCTCTATTGCTACAGATACAGACAATGTAGAAATTAACATGGATGCATTTAGCATTGACTTTCTAAGTGATGTTGATACAACAAGTTCTGCTCCGACAACAGGACAAGTTTTAAAATGGAATGGTGCACAATGGGCTCCTGGCGCAGATGCTACAACTGGTGGCGCTGGCACAGATGCTGATACACTTGATGGTTTTGACGGTTCTTATTACCTTGATTATAATAATTTAAACAACAAACCTGCAATTTTAACACTAGCAAGTTTAAGTATTGGTATTGAAAATACTCCAAGCGGCAATGGTGCAATCTCTTATGATAATAGTACAGGTGAATTTAAATTTACTCCTCCAACAGCCTCAGGTTTAGGAGCGTTAACTGCTGAAGTAAACGATCTAACAGCAGCAGTTACTTGGGCAAATGTGCCAAATGTAAACATTACTGAGTCAAGTGTCACACAACACCAAGCAGCACTTAGTATTACTGAAAGTCAGATAAGTGATCTTGGAACATATCTAACTGGTAGTTCAAGTATAGATGCTCTTGGTGATGTAGATACTACGTCATCGGCACCTAGTACAAACGATGTTTTACAATGGAACGGGTCTAATTGGATACCTTCTGCATCTGCTGGAGGCGGAGATGCAAATCAAAATGCTTTTGCATCATTTGCAATATCTGGACAATCTAGTGTTGTAGCAGATAGCGAAACTGATGAAGTAACATTTGTAGGTGGTTCAGGAATCAATATTACAACTAATGCTACTACTGATACAATAACGTTTACAGCATCAGCATCAACACCTAATTTTGATGACCTTACAGATGTTGATGAAGCAAATTTGACAGTTGATAAAATATATCTACCAGCAATTACTATGTTAGATGTAACAAACAGTGGCAGCACTGCTTACAGATTTGATCAATATGGGGCTACAAATAATCCTACAATATATGCACTAAACGGAACAACTATAGCATTTAATTTAAGCACTATGGCAGGATCACATCCTTTCCTACTTCAAGATTTTTCAGGAACTAATTATAATACAGGATTAACACACGTTGCAACTGATGGAACAGTAAGTACCGCTGCAAGTGCTCAAGGTAAAGACGCTGGTGTCTTGTATTGGAAAATTCCTAGTAGCGAATCAGGAACATTTAGATATCAATGTTCGTTACACTCAGGAATGGTAGGAAATATTACTGTTAAGAACTTTGTTTCGATCTAATTTGAACTGTTTTTTTATACTCTTCTATTTTTCTTTCTAGAGCTTTTCTAATATCTACCATACTTTGTTTCACAGATTGACTATCTCGAATATCTCTACTAAAAATTAGTTGTTCATGTTCTTTATCGAATTTGTTTACTTCACTTATTAATCTATCAAGCAGTGTTTGACAATTAGTTTTAACATCTACGTTGTCGATCTTTTTAATTTCATTCGTATATCTACTTAAATCATTTTGGAATGATTCTGAATTAAATATTGATAGCATCTTCTAACTCCAAAACTGTTTCTATTTTAGTTCTTATTAGACTATTATTTAATGTGCTTCTTAACCCTGTATGCACATTCTTGGGTAGATAATTTAAATCTGCCCAACAAAATGTAGGTATAACTTCAGTTATAAATTCTTCTTTTACAAGACAAATATATGTGCCGTACTCAAACCCTTTATCTTTAGATAGATATAATTCTATAGGTATTATTTTACCAGATGAAAATTTCTGTTGTAAATCTTGGCTATCTTGTATTACATTATTTTCTAATGCAAACGTAGGCACAGTCCACCTTTCATTTTCTAATATTAGAAGTATTCGGTGAGAATCTCTTGATAGATATAGCAGTCCTACTCTTTTTTGCATAAAACTACTTATGCACCTTCGGGATCTAGTCTCCAATAACCTGGTGCATATTCTCCTTCAAAAGATTTAAGCCATTGTATACCATCCCATTTATACTGTATTCCAGTAGTTATGTTAGATAGATAAGTGAAATCTTCTACTGCTGAAGGATCAAATGCAACTGACCAACTTGAACCATTCCATTCTGCAACACTGTTTGCTTTAATAGCAGTATTTGTTCCATCTTTGTTTTTCCAGCCATCTGCATCATCTGCTACATCTTCAAGAATTAAAAATCTATGCCCTACAGGAATGTTATCTATTCCATTTAATCTTGTAATAGGATTATATGTAGTTGGGTCTACAATTGCATCAAAAGTTCCTTTACCTGTTGGATATTGCGGACTTTCTAGTAAAGTATTTTCTGTCCAACCTGGACTATCTTTATCAATTGTAACTAATAAAATAAAATTGTCTACAGGATTAATAGCAAAAGTTCCTGTAATTTCTTTACCGTTAGGTTGGCGGAAATGTATAGTGCTTGTGCCTTCTTGGAAACTACCTAAAGCAGCGAGTACAGCATTCCAATCTAATTTTTTATCATCTGTAAATTCTTTTTTGTCTAAACCTAAACTCTGAATTGCAGCATTTTGATCTACAATTGATAAATCATAATCGTTAGGATTGCCATTATTTGATTTAAACAACAACACTGGATATCTTGGATTTACATATACAACATTTGAATCTGTTTGATTGTATACTAAACTTGATAAATTTTGTACATCGCCATCTTCTGTAAATATGTTTGCAACAATACTTCTTACAACTCCAAGTTTTTTAACTTTCGCAGGCGGAGATACATATATAGGGATTTCAAAATCCAATGAACAAATATCAATGTCTGATTCAGTTCCTGCCGGTATACTTCTTGAACTAAAATTCATACCTGTCATTCTTACAACACTTAAACTTGTCCAGTCAATATAATTGTCATTTGTTTGTATTTCAAATGCAGGATTAAACAGCACCATTATCTGTTCTAACAATTGTAGTTTTTGATCTGTGTTAGATGTCCATACATCTAATTTGCAAGTCATCAAGTAAGGCGTTGGCATTAGTCTTTCTACTGTAACATTTTTACCTGGAGCGCCTGTATATTGTCTGTTACCTGCTTCATCTACAGTGTAGTTACGTTCACGTATATTCACTTTACTTACAAATGTAGGATCTGTTAATCTTGATGTATCTATATCTAATCCGGTGATATATGCAGCCATTCTAGGTACTGTTGGCATTTTGTTTTCAGAATTTTCTCTTATGATGTTTGCAACTTGCCTTGTTAGATCTCCATACATTACTGGAACAGTTTGCTGATCTCCATTGCCTGCTTCGTATTTGAAACCAATAAAGATTCTCATAAACTGAGTAACATATTTTCTAATTTGTCCGTCGTAAAAGAAATCCATTATTTACTTGCCTTTTTAAAATCGTGTGTAAACGCAGTTTTATCACCTTTTGCAGCAGCAGCTCTACGTTGCTGTAACTTAATTGCAAGTGGCTCGTCATCATCTTTACGTACTTTTTTCTTAATAGTTGTTCTTCTCGGTGTTCTTGTTGCGAACCCTAATATTTCATCTATACGCATTATTCATCTGCCTTTGGTTTAAGTGCTTTTGAAAGACTCTGTCTTTCTTTAACTGTTTCTCCATCAATTACTGATTCATTTGTATTGTTGATGAACGAAGTTTTTTGTGTCTCACGTTTTTCGTTTCCAGCAAAGTCTGCACCTGGTGCAGTATCGCTAGGACCTAAATTAGTTATATTTGTTCTCACATCATCCTCTACTTTGCTCCATCTTCCTTTAGCAAACCTAAATAGTCTAGTAGGTTTGTAATCAGTTCTCAGATGGAATTGTCCTTCTGATGGACCTAATGGAAATGCTATTCCTTGCGTGAACGGTGCTCCGTTAGGCGGAATACCATCACCTAGTAAATAGCCTTTGTAGCCATTTGCTTCTGCTGATTGGAACACAGTATCAGCAGTTACAGTATCAATGTCTGCATCATCTAGTGTAGTATCAGCAGTAACAAGTTCTGTTTTTCCTGTTTCGTCCTGTTGTAAAGTATATAATTTTGTAGTATCATATCCACTCTGTGGCGTATCTGCTTCTGCTTGATCTTCTACAGCCTTAGTAATTTGCATTTCTTTCTCATATGTAGACATAATATCTTTGAGTGTGTCTGCAAGTTTGTAGTAAGTTGTATCAGGAGGAGCAATGCCTGTTACTTCCTGTGTAACAGTATATTTTTCACCATTAGGTGCTGTGACTGTATCACCTGGATAGTAAGTAGAATCTGGATTCCAAGTGCCTTTAAAGTTTTCTGAATCTGCAATTTGATCCAATATGTCTTTGAATTCTTGTGAATCTACTAATGGTTTACACTTAGCTCTATATAGGTGCGGATACCATGTTACTGAGAAGCCTTCTGCTGCTCTGTTTACATCTTCAATAACATAAAATCTTTTTAATGCATAATTCAAATCGTTCAGTGCATATTCGTCTTTCAGGTGAGGTAACTCTATTACATCACCAGGAATAATTTTTCTACCAAGTTTTTCTATAGTATCCGTAATATGAAATGTAATGAATACTGTATCATTTTGTAAAAATAATCCAAATTGACTCAGATTAAAATCAATATCTTGTACGTTATATACTCCACGCATAACGTAAACATCTGGATCATACTTTCTGTCTCTGTTTTCAAGGAAAAGCATATCCTGAATATTAGTAGGACTTAGAGTATCATATTTGGGCTCACTAGGAGTTGCTTCTCTGCTAGATGCTGCTGAGCCTAGATACTTGTGCATAAGCACATCAGTACCACCAACTTGGAACATCTCCCAGGCAGTTTTGTCAATAAACTTGTAATCGTTGCCCTTTTCTGGACGATATAAACTTAGTCTTGGCATAGTATATGTATTTACCGTTTTCTCGCAAAGGCATAAATACTAATATGAGCCAAATAGATAAAGCAAAACAAGAAGTATTTGATTATGTGCGATTGATGCTAGGCGATGGCATGATCGACGTTGAACTCGATCCTGAACATTATGAAACTGCTTTGAAACGTTCACTAGGTGTTTTTAGGCAGCGTTCTGATAATTCTGTAGAAGAAAGTTACATTACGTTAAGTTTAGAAGAGAATCAAAACGAATATATACTGCCTAAAGAAATACAACAAGTAAGGCAAATATATCGTAGAAGTGTAGGATCACGTACAGGAAGCGGCACAGGCGGAACAGTATTTGAGCCTTTCAACTTAGCATATACTAACACGTACTTGTTAAGTTCAACTAATATGGGTGGACTTGCAACTTATGAATTATTTGCACAGTATCAAGAACTTGTTGGAAAAATGTTTGGTTCGTTTATCAACTTTACTTGGAATCCACAAAGTAAGAAACTAATTATTATGCAGCGTCCAAGAGGAACTGAAGAAGTATTGCTATGGGCGTACAATGATAAACCTGACTTTGTAATACTAGAAGATGTTTATTCAGGACAATGGATTAGAGATTACACTCTTGCAAACTGTAAAGTAATGTTAGGACAAGCAAGAGAAAAATTTGCTAGTATTGCAGGACCACAAGGCGGAACTGCATTAAATGGTGCAACTATGAAACAAGAAGGATTCAATGATATTGAACGTCTCACAATGGAACTAGGAACACAAGTTGCAGGCGGACACGGATATAGTTGGATAATTGGATAATGCGTATTTCAGAATTAGTTACACAAGAAGAACACGATCAAATTTTTAATGAAGTCGCAAAGATGGTTTGGGGTAGAGCTGCTCCTACTGCTAAAGGCGGTAAAACTAAACTGCGTTTTAGATGCTCAGTAGGTCCGCGTAAAGGCAGACAAGTAAGTCATCCTTCAAAGTGTGTACAACAATACAATGTTGCAAAAGCTCAGAAAATGAAAACCACTAGAGCAAGAACTGCTCCTACACAAGCACGTAGACAGAAACGTAGTAAATCAATCAACACAGCAAGTGTTTTGGCAAGAAAACTTAATACAGGTAAGCCAGGACAACCTAAACCTTTTTACTAAAAAATACTTGACATACTCGCAAAAGATGCTATAATGTAACTTTAAAGGAGAGAGTTATATGATTATAGGCGTTTGCGGGTTTATCGGTTGTGGTAAAGATACAGTAGCAGACTATCTTGTTAATTTCCATGAATACCGTAGAGAAAGTTTCGCAGATTCGTTAAAAGATTCAGTAGCAGCAGTATTTGGCTGGGATAGAACCATGCTCGAAGGTAGAACAAAAGAGTCAAGAGAATGGAGAGAACAGACAGATAAATGGTGGGCTGAAAGATTAGATATGCCGACTCTTACTCCGCGTTGGGTATTACAATATTGGGGTACTGAAGTATGTCGTAGAACTTTTCACGATGATATTTGGATTGCTAGTTTAGAAAACAAATTACGTAAAAGTGGTGATAATATTGTTGTAAGTGATGTAAGATTTCCTAATGAAATAAAGGCTATTAGGAATTTAGGCGGTAAAATACTGTGGGTCAAAAGAGGAGATCTACCTAGTTGGTACGATTTAGCAATAGCAGCAAATCAAGGATCAAATGCTGCAATAAAAGGCATGAGAGATAGCAAAATTCATGCTAGTGAATGGGCATGGGTTGGAACTAACTTTGATGAGGAAATTGCTAATGATAACAGTATTGATGACTTATATACAAATATCAAATCAATAATCAGCAACTAAGTCACCTTGTTTCCATCTAATACCTTCTTTAGATAATACTGTACGACAATTAGCACATACAGTTTTTAAGTTACTGTGCTTACAGTTATCTAGGTTTTCGTCAACGTGATATACTCTAAAAACTTCTTGATGCGGTGATTTATAGCCGCATTTATCACACTGTTTTTTAATCCTATAACCTGCTCTATACCATCTAGGAATGCCATGATATACTCCATGTGTTGAGCATGCTTCGCATAAACTTCTATAATACGTTTTGCCATGTTTTTTATAGTTTACTGCTCTGGGTCTTAAACCGCACTTACATAAAGGTCTCATACATGTATTTACACCTTTTCTATCCCTTTGTCTAAGGCGCCTAAACGCACCATTTTTCTAACATTCCGCTAAATACAATATAACAATACATTACGTAATGAATTGAATATTACCAGGAGAAAAGTAAATGGCACTTACATCACCCGGCGTAGAAGTTAGTGTAATAGATGAGAGTTTTTATACTCCGGCTGAACCCGGAACAACTCCGCTTATTATAGTAGCAACAGCCCAAGACAAAACAAATGCCGCAGGCACTGGCGTTGCTTCAGCAACTACGGCGGCGAATGCAGGGAATGCATTTAAAGTGACAAGTCAAAAAGAATTAGTAGATCTTTTTGGAGTACCTAACTTCGAAAAGACAGCGAGTAATACACCTATTCACGGTAGCGAGTTGAACGAATACGGATTATTAGCAGCATACAGTTTATTAGGTGTTTCTAACGCAGCATTCGTAACGAGAGCTGATGTTGATCTAGGTCAACTAGAAGGAACAGCAGAGGCTCCGGGAGCGAACCCACCGGACGGAACTTGGTGGATTAACACAGGTTCTACAGCATTTGGGATCCAAGAATGGAATAGTGCTGCAATTAGCACTACAGGCGGACAAAAATTTGCCGCTAAGACTCCGATTGTACTTACAGACGATGATGCTTCAAAAATTTCAAATAATGCACCATTAGGTTCAGTAGGATCAATTGGCGACTATGCAGTTGTATTTGAAACAGTAGGAACTGCTTCAACAGGAACATTTAGTTTTTCTAAAGATCCAGCAAGAATGTATTACAAATCACCAGGTAACACACAAGCAGGTGTTGCAGCAGGTGATTGGGTACTAGTTGGTTCTCAAGAATGGAGAGGACAAACTCCAACAATTATTACTGCACAATTGACAGGATCTAAAATTACAGCAGCAGCAGGTAATTTTACAATTAATGGTACTACAGTTACTATTGGTGGAAGTGATACTGTTGACGATATTGTTGCAACAATTAACGGATTAAGCATTACAGGTGTTACAGCAAAAAATGTAAGCGACAAGATTTACATTTACACTGATGGAACTTCTAATACTAATGCTAATACAATTATTATTGGGGCAGGTACTGCAGATTTAACTGAGTTAGAAATATCAGCAGCAACTTACAAAGGCCCTGAGCTTTACCAAGCACCTCATACACTTGTGCCACAATGGAAAGGAACTCCTGGAAGTGATGCTGATGCAAGGCCAACTGGATCTGTATGGATTAAAACTACAGAGCCAAACAATGGTTCAAGATGGAGAGCAGCAAAATGGGATAACGCAACTACTACTTGGGTATCATACGATGCTCCATTATTTGCAAATGGACAATCAGCAATTTACTCATTAGATAGAAGCGGTGCAGGTGTTAATATTGCAGCAGATAGTTTGTTTGTACAAACTAATGCATTTGAACACAGCATGTACGATTCATCTCCTGCAACAGCAGTGTTCCGTGTATGGCGTAGAGCAAACACAGGAGCAACAACAGTTACATCAGCAGTTGTTGCAGCACAGTTAACAGCAGATGATTATACTTTCGAAATCCAAGAATCAATTCAAGGACAAGAAGCATTAAATGCAGCAGTAAACGTATCATTTTCAAGTTCAGGTTCAAGTTCAGATGCAAATGTTATGGCAGCAGCAATTAACGCAGCAGGCTTTACAAACATTGAAGCAGGCGTAACAGAAAATAACGAAGTTACAATTTCACACAAAACAGGTGGAGAAATTAGACTACGTGACGTAGGAAGAGATGCTATTGGTGCATTGTTTACACCATATAACATTGATACAGCAGAAGGTACTGCTAATTTCTACAACTTGTCAGATGCATCTTTAACAGGCGGACAAGGTCAATTAGCACCAGGTGCAGATGACTCAACTGCTGAAAATAGATATCTTGCTTCAAACTGGCAACCACTTTCTTCAAGTGATTTTTACGCTAGTGCAGATAATCCAGAAGCAGAACCAGCAGATGGACAACTTTGGTACAACCCAGAGTTTTCAGATGTGGACATTATGATACACGACGGTACTACTTGGGTAGGTTACAGAAGTGCAACAAGTCCATATGTTGAAGCAGCAAGCGATAGAGTTGGATATGTTCCAACTGTAAGTGCTTCTAATCCATATGTTTCTGGAACTACAACAGATGGTGATCTTTGGATTTCAACAGCAGATATTGAAAACTTTCCAACGATTTACAAGTATGACAGTAACCAATCAGGTCCTGCTTCAGAAAGATGGATATTAGTTGATAAAACTGACCAAACAACTGAAGATGGTATATTGTTTGGAGATGCACGTTATGGTTCATCAGGTGCTACTGGTAACACAGCAGCAACTATTAAAGATTTAATGAAAGTTGATTTCTTAGATCCAGATGCTCCAGACCCAGCATTATATCCACAAGGTATGCTATTATGGAACTTACGTAGAAGTGGCGGCAACGTTAAACGTTATGCTAACAACTACATTGATATTACAGCAGATAACCAACGCTTTAACAATGACGAAGCAATGGCAGATTATGCAACTGATCGTTGGGTTACTGAATCAGGTAACAATGAAGACGGATCAGGTTCATTCGGTAGAAAAGCGCAACGTAAAGTTGTTGTACAAAGAATGAAGAGTGCAGTTGACACAAGCAGCCAAGTACGTGATGAAGAAAGACGTAACTTCAACATTATTACTGCTCCAGGTTATCCTGAATTAATGAGCAACCTAGTTAATCTAAACATTGACAGAGGCTTAACAGCATTTGTTATTGGTGACACACCACTTAGATTAGCAGCAGATGCAACTACATTGACTAACTGGGGAACAAATGCTTCCTTAGTAACAGACAATGGCGATGATGGCTTAGTAACATACGATGAATACTTAGGAACGTTTTATCCAAATGGATTTACAACTGACTTAGGTGGTTCAAACGCAGTTGTTCCAGCATCACACATGATGATGAGAACTATTGCACTAAGCGACCAAGTATCGTTTCCATGGTTTGCACCTGCAGGAACAAGACGAGGCGGCATTTCAAATGCTACAGCAGTAGGATTTATTGATGCAGCAACAGGCGAGTTCCAAACAGTTGCACTTAACGAAGGACAAAGAGATACATTATATGATCTAAAAGTTAATCCAATTACATTCTTTAATGGAGTAGGATTAGTAAACTACGGACAGAAAACTAGAGCAAGAAATGCTTCTGCACTAGATAGAATTAACGTAGCACGTTTAGTTGTATACTTACGTAGTCAACTTAACAAATTGGCTCGTCCGTATATCTTTGAACCAAATGATAAGATTACTAGAGATGAAGTAAAACAGGCAGTTGAAAGTTTACTTCTTGAGCTAGTTGGTCTTAGAGCAATTTATGATTTCGCAGTAGTATGTGACGAAACAAACAATACGCCAGCAAGGGTAGATAGAAATGAACTTTATGTTGATATTGCTATTGAACCTGTCAAGGCTATTGAGTTTATATACATTCCGTTGCGTGTCAAGAACACAGGGGAGATATAAGACATGCCTATTACATCATTAAATAACTTTTCAGTACCGACAGACGCAGGCAACCAAGTGCTCTTGATGCCTAAACTAAAGTATCGCTTTAGAGTGACACTTTTAGGATTTGGAGTAAGTGCTGCAACTGAATTAACTAAACAAGTAGTTGATGTGTCAAGACCTAAAGTAGGTTTTGAAGAAATGCCGTTAGACGTTTACAACTCAAAAGTATACCTAGCAGGTAAGTATACATTTGAAACGTTAACACTAAACTTACGTGATGACGCTAGTGGCGAAGTACAAAGACTAGTTGGTCAACAGGTTCAGAAACAGTTTGACTTTGTTGAACAGGCTTCTGCAAGATCAGGTATTGACTACAAATTTACATCTAAAATTGAAGTGCTAGACGGTGGTAACGGCGGACTAGAAGGCGGCGCACAAGTGTTAGAAACTTCTAACATGTATGGCTGCTTCCTAACTAACGTAGACTACGGTGATGCTAACTACGGTACTAACGAGCCAATGCAAGTAGCATTGACTATACGTTTTGATAACATGGTACAGTGGGGCGCTGGCGAACAAAGCATTGGTATTGGTATTGGTGCAAACGTTGGCAGAACAGCAGCAGATGGTCCAGGTACTGGTGGTTCAACTACTGGTTCAAGTTCAAATCAAGGCTAATACTAATTTTAGTATTGAATTTAAAGAGCCCGGATTTTTTCCGGGCTTTTTTTATGGCTAAATACTAGTATGGCAAATAAATTCACAAGATTTCTTACAGACGTATTTACAGGGGTAACAAACCCTAAAGGTAGAGTAGCAAATTATACTCATGCTACTAGACTATTCATTGACGATAATATGCGTCTTGCTCCTAAGACGAAATTTAATTATTATCTAAGAATCGAACTAGATCCAACTGCACATAAGGCTCCTAACTTTACTGCAAAACATGCAGAAGAAACAGGACTCTTAGTTAAGACTGCAGACTTGCCAAAATTTACGTTTGATATGGACACATATAATCAATATAATAGAAAAAAAATAGTTTATAAAAATATAAACTACGATGATGTTACTTTTACTTTTCATGATGATAATCAAGGTGTTATAAGTGCATTATGGGCAATCTATTATGGTTACTATATAAAAGATAGAACATTGCCAACAGCAGCATATTCAGATAAAACAGATCCTTACAGAGCAACAGGCACTGAATTTGATAAATTTAGATATGGACTAGATAATGATGTAAGTTCGCCACTATTCAAAACTGTTACTTTGTTCACAATGGGAAGAAGAAGGTTTATCGGTTATACTCTAGTAAATCCTAAAATTAAAAGTTGGCAACACGGTAATAGAGATTATGCTGCAACTTCTGAACCTGCAGAAAGCACAATGTCATTATCATATGAAGCAGTTAGATACAGTGCAGGCACAGTATCACAAGGATCACCAAAAGGATTTGCAACTTTACATTATGATAACACACCTGGTCCATTACAAATCGGCGGCGGCGGAACAGGAAACCTTCTAGGAGAAGGTGGAGTATTAGACGGATTAGAATCTGTATTTGGTGCTGTTGGAGATGGATCAGCATTTAGCTCTGGAGGCAATTTTTTAAGCACTGCAATTAAAGCAGTAAATACTTACAAAGGTGCAAAAGGTTTAAGCAAAGCAGGCTTACTATCTGAAGCAACAAATATTTTAACAAGTCCTGTAGGTACACAAGCAATATCAAATACAATAAGTGGAGTTGCAGGATCTATCTTTAAAAGAAATGATCCAAATAACTCAACTACTAAAGGTACACAGAAAAAATTAGGCGGTACCGGAGTCGGAAGACAGGATATAAGTACATAACATGGCTACAAATTTACCAGCAAAACCAATTACAGATAGTGCAGCAAAAACAAAACTATTTTTTGATACCTATGGAACTGCACCTTTAGAATTTAATGCAACAGAAGTTGATGCAACAATAGGATTTTTTGAAAGCAGAGGGTTCAGTAAAGAAGCAGCTCAGACAATTTCTATGAGTATTCTTAAACAGGCTAAATTAGAAAATGTAAAAATTTTTAGTATACTTGATGATTTAAAAAAGATAGAGGGATTAGAACTTAGTGGAATAGTTTCAGAAATACTAAACAATAATAGACCTGCGACATCCACATTAGGTTATAGGAAACCATCACCAGATATTACAAAACAACGTAATGTGGTAGCATAATGCCTAAGTTTGCTCAAGGCAGATTCGAAATGAAAAATCCCGGAAAGTATGTTGGGACTAAAACTCCTCTTGCTCGTAGTAGTTGGGAATTTGTTTTTATGAGAATGTTAGATGAACATCCGGGTGTAGAAACATGGGCGAGTGAAAGTATTAAGATACCTTATAGAGATCCTTTTACAGGAAAGTACTCGATCTATGTTCCAGACTTTTTTGTTGTGTATAATGAAAAAGGTGGAAAGAAAAGAGCAGAAGTAATTGAAGTAAAACCTAAAAATCAAACCATGCGTGAAAGTGTAGGAAAAAGCAGATACAATCAAGAACAGTATGTTAAGAATATGGCAAAATGGGAAGCAGCATCGGCATGGTGTAAACAAAAGCGTGTAAGATTTCGTATTGTAAATGAAGAAGATATTTTTCACACCGGCCAGAAAAGACGATAAGTATTATTATGACTAAGAAACTAGAAGAACTGTTTAATATGGAAGACAAAGAAACTGCATTACAAAAGCAGGAGCAAACTGCCCCTGTAGAAGTAACACCGCAGCAAATTAGAAGTGTTGACGACAGTTATAAAGAAGTAAGTAAAATTACAAGCAGTCTGCCTAAAATACAAGAATTAGATCATATGGAAGAAAAAGACCTAGATAGTCTTGCAGACAAAGCAGAAAAAGCATATGATGATTTGATGGATTTAGGTATGAATGTAGAAGTGCGTTACAGCGGACGTATATTTGAAGTTGCTAGTAGTATGCTTAAAAACGCCATTGATGCTAAAACTGCCAAAGTAGATAAGAAACTAAAAGCAGTTGATTTACAGTTGAAAAAATTAAAATTGGACCAAGATGCGCCTGAAGATCCTAACGATGTGCTTGACGGAAAGGGCTATGTAATGCTTGATCGCAATGAATTAATTAAGAAATTAAGCGAAAAGGAATAAATACATACATGAAGACGTTAAAAGAATATATATCAGAATCAAAGAAAACCTATAGTTTTAAGGTTAAAGTTGCAGGTGATTTGCCCGAAAGTTTTGCAGACGATTTGAAAGCAAGATTAGAAAATCGTGGTATACTGCAATTTGAAGCAATGAAAACTACACCAGTCACAGAAGTACCACATGATTTTCCAACATTGAAAAATCTAGAAGTGCATACATTTGATGTAATGACTGAGTATCCAATCACAACAAGCGAAATTGAAAAAGAAATTTTTGAAATGGGATGTTGCGAAGCAGGATATTACAAGGTTAGAAATAGCTCAAGTCCAACTGAAATTGATCAAATTACTATGGGCAGCAAAGCAGATTATGAAGGTGCATTACTACATGACAACGAATATAAAGATGGCATGAAAATTAAGCACAAAGAATATTTTGGAGACGACTTTAATAAAAGTTTTTTGAAGGAACTTTCTAAAGAAGCAAAAGCAAGAAAAAAAGAACTAGGTCATGATAAACTAAAAGCAGATGTTTATCAAGATACACCAAAATTAAAACAAGATAAAGCAGGGGTTGCAAGTCCTGTGGGGAGTAAATAATGGATTTTAATCAGTTACTAGCCAGAATGCAGGAACTAGACGGTGTTAAAACCGAAGCACCTGTAGTAGATCAAAGCACTGAAGAATGTGGAATGAATGAGATGCCGCCAATGATGGCACCAAGTATGCCACCTGCAGAAGAAAAAGATAAGGCTTCAATGAGCATTAACATAAATGCACAAGGTGATGCAATTGACGATGTAATGGCACTAATTGCAAAAATGAAGGGTGATATGAAACCTGATATGCCAGAAATTCCTACTATGTCAATTATGGCACCAGGAATGGACGGACCAATGGACGGACCAGAAGGACCGCCAATGCCTAAGCCTATAAACAAATTATTACCAGACTTCGATGGCGACAACGATGATATGCCAGGCGGAGAAAAAGATCTTCCTAAAGACCACGACAAAGATCATGTTATGATTAAGTCACTAGATAAAGACGGTGATATGGATCATGATATGGATGACCATGATATGGAAAAAGACGACAAGGAAGAAAAAGATAAAGAAGAAGCATATGCTAATGAGCCTGATGAAGAATATAAAGATATAGACTACATTACACAAAAGACAGCAGGCGGAATGAATAGACGTAAAGGAACACATCCAAAAGTTGCTGGTGGAGATAATCCAATGCAAAAAGTTGGTGAGGCTGAATTACGTAATTCTATTAAAGAGCAATTGCTTAAAGCATTAGAAGAACATAAAGGAGCATAAAGATGGCAGACTTATTAACATCAACAATTGGCGGTGGTAGTTCAGTATTAGTTGCAGCGAATAGACAACCTGCATCAGATGTTACTGCTATTGATTTCCCAGGTGGAAAAAATTTAACATTTTTTGAAGTTGATTTTGGAGCAGCAGCAAATGCTGAAACAGGTGCTAATGAAGCAATCCAAGGACTTATCGAAATTATTGGTAAGTATTGTACTATTGTTATTAGAGGCGACTTACATGCAACTAACCAAAAAATGTGTTTTGCAGTTGAACAATCAAATGCATCGTTAGATTATGATGGTGCTGGAGCAGAAACACTAGTAGAACAAATTGAAGATGAATGTATTGCACTAGGTGCTACATACGGAAATAACAACTTCGATATGACTGCTGTAACTGCAACAGTTAAAACATCATTTGATTTCGCATAAATCATAGATTTCATACTATCCAAATAGGCTCTTCGGAGCCTATTTCCTTCTATAAATACTAGTATGGCAAAGAGTTTAGATGGCGTTCAAATTAAGAAGGCCCATACAAAGCAAAAATATACACTAGATGAAGTTAAACATCTAGAAGGATGCATGGATCCTAAAGAAGGTCCTTTATATTTTGCAAAAAACTTTATTCATATACAACATCCAACTAAAGGCAGTATGCCTTTTGTCCCATACGGATATCAAGAAGAATTATTAAGAGCCTATCACGATCATAGATATACAATTGCTATGTTGCCAAGACAGATGGGTAAAACTACTTGTGCGGCTGCATACCTTTTGTGGTATTGTATGTTTACTCCTGAAGCACAAGTTTTAATTGCTGCACACAAGTACACAGGTGCACAAGACATCATGAATAGATATAGATTTGGTTATGAAAATTTGCCAGACTTTATTCGTGCAGGTATCTATACATACAACAGGAACACAATTGAATTTGATAACGGTAGTAGAATACAAGCAACTACTACAACAGAAGATACTGGACGTGGTAAATCACTTTCATTAATATACTGTGATGAGTTTGCATTTGTGCAACCGCCAGAGAAAGCTCGAGAGTTTTGGACTGCACTTTCTCCAACACTGTCAACAGGTGGTAAAGCAATAGTTACAAGCACACCAAACTCAGACGAAGATCAGTTTGCACAGATATGGACCGAAGCCAATAAAAAGTTTGACGAATATGGAAATGATAATGTTGTAGGAACAAATGGATTTTTTCCTTTCTTTGCACCATGGGACGAACATCCTGATAGAGACGAAGAATGGGCACAAGAAGAACGTGCGAAAATTGGTGAAGAAAGATTTAGACGTGAGTTTGATTGCGAGTTCTTGATTTTTGATGAAACACTTATTAACAGTGTTAAACTTGCAGAACTTGAAGGCAAAGAACCTATACAAAATATGGGACAGACACGTTGGTATAAAAAGATTAATCCTAAAGCAACTTATTTGTTAGCACTTGATCCTAGTTTAGGTACAGGAGGAGACTATGCAGCAATACAAATATTTGAAATGCCATCAATGGAACAGGTAGGAGAGTGGCGACACAATCTTACACCTGTGCAACAACAAATTAGACATTTGAAAAGCATTTTACAATATATCTTTGATGAACAAGTTGCTGGCGGTAATTCAAATCCTACAATTTACTATAGTTGTGAAAATAACACAATAGGCGAAGCAGCATTAGTAGTAATTAAAGATATAGGAGAAGAAAATTTCCATGGACTGTTTTTATCAGAACCTATTAGAAAAGGACATGTAAGGAAATTCAGAAAAGGGTATAATACAACACACAAAACTAAGATCACAGCATGTAGCGGACTGAAAAACGCAATAGAAAAAAACAAAATGGTCATAAACAGCAAGCCTCTAATATCTGAATTAAAGACATTTGTAGCAACAGGAGTAGGATATAACGCAAAAACAGGAGAGCATGACGATTTAGTTAGTGCTTGTCTGCTTATTGTAAGGATGGCTAATCAATTGGCTGATTGGGATCCTAAAATATACGAAAAATTGACGGAGAGAATGACAGAAGACGAGTATCCAATGCCAATATTCGTATCTGGCGGTTTTTGATAAATACTTTACTATGGATAGCACCAATAATATTTCAACAGATCTGTTTTATAAGATTAGAAGCAGATTTACTGGTTTAAAACTAGGCGAAGCAACAGGACAAATAACAATTAATCCTGAGTCTGCTCGTTTTTTCGATTTCGATTATACAGAAAACGACAAAAATATAGGGCATGTGAGCATAAGTTTAGCAGAACCTAATTCAATGAAAGTATACTTTTCAAGTGGTATTACAGAAGGAATGGATACTGATCAAAAAGATAATTGGTATGGTTTCCTTAAAGAACTTAGAATGTTTGCTAAAAGAAGATTACTAGCATTTGACACAAGAGACATTGCAAAAGATAATTTAGATAAGCGTGATTATGCTTTTCTTAGCCAACACTCTACACCACAATCTGATAATGATACAATTACAAAACCCGTCGGAGAAACAGTAATGAATGAGAGCAACCTTTATGGAACTAAGACGCAGAGTTTCCAAAAGTTAATGGATACAAGACTTATAATTAAACACAGCAAAAAACTTGCTGATGATTTTGAACAAAAACCTGGAGATAGAAGCAGAAATATTTCAGCACTATTTGTAGAAAATCAAGACGGGGAAAGATTTAAATATCCTTTCATTCATTTAGCAGGTGCTAGAGCAATGCAGCGTCACGTAGCAAACGGCGGTTTGCCTTATGATGCAATTGGTGAAAGTCTTATCAAAATGAGTGAAGAAATTGCTCAACTAAAAAGTTTTACAAACTACTGTGTACGTAACGATTTAATGAACTCCGACACTAATTCAATCGTTGAACGCAGTAAAGCACAACTTGACGGACTAAGAGAAAGAGTTGCAAAATTATCTAAACAGGCACATTACGAAAATTATGTAGCAGAGTTTCAAGCACCAGAGGCAGTTGAAGTGCCAGATGATGTAATGGAAGAATACAAAGAAAAATTTACAGTTAAAAACTTTAAAGAAGATATTGCTAATGCATTTCCTATCATTTACAAATTAATGAAGGAAGAAGAAACAGTAGGCTATGACGACATAGTCGGATTAACAGATGAAAAAGTAGAAGAACAATCAGAAGATAAAGTTTCAGAAGATCCAATGGCAAGTTTTGAAAACTGGGTCAACCAACTAGGCGAAGAATCTCCACTAATAATGGCTGACGATGAAGAAAAAGTAGACATGATTAAAAAGTTAAATGGTTTACTAAACACAGAATTTCAAGCAGGCGTAGATGGCACAAATGCTATCACTAGTTTGGAAGGTATAATTGAAGACCCTAAATTAGAGCAAGATATTAAAAAGGCAGAACCAGAACAAGATGTTCGTCCAATGGTAAAGGCTTGGGTTGAAGAAAATGCACCAGACGTGCTAGGTGAATTAGATTTTGGTGATATGGCAGACGCTCCAGCAGCAGGAGCAGACGAAGTTGAACCACAACAAGAAGATATGTCAAAAGGTTTTAACAAATATGGACTTGCTGCTATTAATAAAGGTGGCAAATTCTATAGCATTAAAGACAATGAGATTACAGGCGAGTTTGATAGCATTGAAGAACTTAAAAAACATCAAGAAGAATTACTTAATAAAGAAGAATCAGTTGAAGTTGCAGAAGGCGGCAATGCTTGGGATCTAGCAGTTACTACAGGAATGGAAATCATTCAAGATTGTGATGATGCAGAAGAATGTATTAAAAGACTTGAAGATGAAATCACAGGTAGCAATGAGCCAGACGAATCCTATGCAGACAAAATTTATCAAGACTACATTGAAAAAATTAAAACAGATGGCTTTGATAAAGTGAGACACGAAATTGATAGACAAGAGTTTCACGGTGATATAGCAGGCGATATTATGGATATGGAAAGCCAAGAAACTGAAGGCAATGAATTTAGCAAAAAAGTTCAAGACCTAAAAGCACAAGGCGCTAAAAAAGGCACTAAGTTTAAAACTTCAGATGGTGAAGAACATACACTAGAAGGTTTAGCAGAATTTATTAAATCTTTTTATGATAAGAACACAGGAACTTTTCCAAAAGGACCAGAAGGTGTTGCT